CTAATACTTCTCTTAACGCTTTCTTCTAAAGCAATGTAACCAACTTTATGTTTGTTACTAATTAAGTGATAAGCAAAGCCAAGCTAAGCTAGCTAAGGCTGTAGAGGTCACAAGACCTTATATGTGCAGTGTATGCAATGAGAATAGAACGCCGTCACAAGGGCTGTTAGAGCGTATTTGTGATGAGCTTGAGTGTAAGATGAGTGATTTAATGAAGGAGGCAGAATTATGATTAGTTACATTATGGCTTGCGTGGCCTTAACCGTGCTGTGGATGATATTCATAGCTGACAAGCTTACGCTCAAGGAAGTGGTTAAAGGGCTTATTCTTTCGCCTGTACTACTTCCGTTTCTTATAATTGTTAGATTGATGTGGTGGTAATATGTTTGAATTAACTTTTAGAATTAAGCATATTCCAAGCGATGGGTATTTTCCTCAAGTTAAACACGGATTTTTTAGCAGATGGAAAACTATTATCGATAAGGACGGCGATTTCACATTGGCGTCTGAAGGTTACGAACTTAAGCCATATGAAACGCATTATGATGCAGTGCTTTACTGCCACGCTTACAAAGGGCGGTTTAAAAGAAATCAAAATAAAACAACTTACGTGGGGTTGTGACATGAAGAAATTCAGAAACTTTGAATGCAAGACCGGCGTTATATTCGAGCGACTCGTTCACGATGATGTGAAAGAGATTAGATGCAAGTGCGGAGAGACAGCGCTTAGAACGTTGTCGGCTCCTAGGTACTTTGGTAATACAGTGGGCAGAAGCCCTAGCGCGAGGTAGGCTGTGAAGATTAAAATAAAAGTGAATAGCCGCGATTACCTTACTTGGTTCTTAGCTGAAAGTAGTAGCGATGAGGATTTAAAGAAATACGACAGGCTGTATTTATATTACAACATCGCTCAATACGTTAAATCGATTGAGTGGCAGTTGCGAGTGTAGATGCAGCGAGCCTAAACAACGTTAGATCTGCCATAGTTTAATTGCTTCTTCTTCTTATCCTGTCGCACTGGCTCAGCAAATGTTAGTGCGGCAGCGTCACCATAGTCAGGGCTAAATCCGTATTTCTCTTTAATTCTATCCTTTGACCATAGGACTTTTCTGTCTTTACTATCCCATCCGTAAGGGCTGGCGCATAAGTCTGCTTGCATCTCATCGTCATCTGGAATTGATACGGGTAAAGACTCATCTGTTATCCAGTCAGATAGCACCTGCCAGATTTCATTGCGCTTATTTGTGTACTTCTCTGGGTTAAGAGGTGTAGAGCCAAAATGGACGGCTTTAACTCGCTTCTTATAACCAAGCTCATGCAGTCTATCAACAATATCAGCGCCTGCGCCATAATCGACAAACATCATATCCGGCACTTTCTTTGCTACCTTGCATTCTGTGTCAAGAATGGCCTTGCATATAGCTACGTTTTTAGGAAGTGAGTCGCATTGATCTCCTATATATGAATCCATACCATACATTTTGCGCCCTTGCCTGCGAACAATAGCAAATCTATCACCGCCGCGACTTGGATCAACTCCAACAACTAACGGACCACTCGCTGAAACTGTTTCCTTTCTAGCTTTCATGCACTGTCCTGATGTTATAAGACCGTCACCTCCAGACACTTGAAAAGCCTCGGCAGCATTCATTGGATATTCTTGCTTAAACGCCTTGTTGCCGTCAACTCCATCAGTAGTAAGCTCTGCAACCTTCATTCGTCGCCAGAATAACTGCTTATTATCTAGCTTATACTGCTTTGCAAGGGTCTTCTCTTCGTCAGTAAATAGCACATCTTCTGGTAACTCCTTTCTATACTCGGACTGCCAAAACCAAGGTACGAATATAGCTTGAAATTCACTAAGTCCTTTCTCTGCTAGCTTCCATTGTTCATGGAAAAAATTACCAACACCGTTAGCGGTCGACTCCCAAATAACTTCAGTTCCATGCGCATCTGGTACGGCCTGCATAATACCTTTTGTATGCTCGCTGGCATTCATCCAGAAAGCAACCTCTGAACCGTGAAAGTATTGAAGCGTTTGGCCTCGGCCTACCGCCTTATTGCCTGCTGTGCCTATTTTATAGCCTGAGTCCAAAGCGCCGAAGTGAAGCTCTTTAGCGTTAGCTGCACTCGTTGTTGGCTTTACAAAGGGAGGGAGGTTTTCATAGTAGCGCTCTGTCATCTCAAACAGCGCGTTAGTTGATTCACCATCGTGAGTAAGGATGAAAGCCCGAACGCCTTTGTTGTGAGTTGTCTTGTGTATAAACCTACCGCCTACGTAAGTGCTAGCGCCTTGCTGCCTTCCTTTTAGCAGTATAGCCCTAACCTTGCCAGTGTCTTCTATTTGCTGCTCAAGCCGCTTGTGTATATAGACTTGCGCATCATTCAATTGGAACGACTGAAGACCTTTATCCTTTGTTCGTATCTTTAAGCAGTTACGAGAATAAAAGTCGAAATCGTTCTTTAGCCTTAGTCGCTTATCACTCAAGGGAGTCCAGCCATTGCTCGTGGGTCATCTCTACATTAGTCTGCGCAACCTCTGATTTATCTTTCCAGTCAAAGTTGTTTTTAAGATTAAAAATAAGCCCTGTTACATTATTGCCGAATAGCTTTTTCTCAAGATGAGCTTCTATTCTGGCGCGAGCTTTTTTTATTGTGAGGAAGTATTCTTCTTTGTTTGAGTAGTTAACTATTGTCTTTCTATCTACACCGAGATGCAATGCAAGTCCCGACATAGTTGGTGCGTAGACTCTTTCCTCTTGCCCGTCCTTGTAGTTTATTAAGTATGCGTCATCACTATCAAAGAATGAATTAACTTTTTCTTCTAGTTCTTCAACGGTTTGATAGGCCATTGGTTGACCGGGTTTATCGTACATAATGTGAGTCCTCTCGGTTATTCACTTTTTATTAAAAGTTACGCTGAATTGTTTGTGCTTGTGTTAATACCTGAAGCGTTAAAGCTGAAAGTAAAATCATTGCTAGCTAGGTCTAGTGCCGTTGTTCCGTCAGCAGTCATATCCCATACTTGAGCAAGCTCATTCCCTGACGTAGCGTTGTACAATACAGCAGTACGTAAGTCAGAAGGGTTTGCACCGTCCTTTAGAATCGCGCCTATGTCACCAGCGTCAAATGTAATCACGTTACCTGAGCGGGTCGCAGTTACTGAGCTTAACGGGTAAGCGCTTAATACGTTACCGCCACTAGTGATGGTCACATTGGCTGTTGTTGGGTTGGTAATGTCCGTATTCAAACTGGCGTATGTGTTACTAGTAAATGAAAGCGCCCATGAATCAGTTACTGAGTATTTACCTATTCGCGTATTTAATACGTAATCATTATAAGCTTTAGTGTCGCCCGCTGCCATTTTATTTGTCCTTCCAAATAGTTGATGCTGGTGCTTTATCGCCCCACATTGTTATCGCCTTCTCTCTTTCCTGCCACAAGTTACCCATTACAACTCCGCCTATAGCGTTAAAGCTGAAGTCGGCAGTCTCACCCGTGATTAGAAGCTCACCTTGTAGTGATATTGTACCACTTAGCGCGTTAAAGTCTAAATTAGCAGTTAGACCTGTAATCGATAGTTCGCTGTCGAGCGTTATAGCTCCAGATAGACCGCTAAAGCTGAACGCCGCAATTGCACCGGTTACAGCAATCTCTGGCGTTAGGTCAATTGATGACGGTAGTGCAGAAAAATCAAACTGAGCAATATTGCCATCAACTTCTATCGTTCCAGTCTCTAACACAGTTAACAAGGCCGGGTCTGATTCTACCGTTATGCTATTTCCTGTATATCTCACGACATAGTAGCGACCACTCACGCTTAATGGAGTTGCTGCAATATTCCATGTCGGCGTATCACTTCCTGAATGACCTGCTTCAGTCCACGGTCCTGTTGGCCCTGATGTTGAAAAGTACCATTGAACAGTATCATAATTATCCGCAGCGCTCGTCATTGAGCTAGGGTCGCCTTCGTTAACTGTTTCGTCGACTGGCTGTAGAGTTATTGTAGGAGGTATCACCGCCGCATTAACAACTATTGTAGCAACTGCTGTATCCGTATCACCTGTAACATTACTAAATCTAGCTTTGTAATCACCACTATCCGTTGTAGAGCTTGGATCAATCGTTAGCGTTGTTGTTACTTCACCTGCAATAATTACATCATCTTTCAACCATGCGACTGTATCGTAGTCAGTAGCATCCGCTGTCAATGTGAATCCTGTAGGCTCTGTTAATGCTTGACCTGCTGGGTCTAATGTAACTACAGGCGCGGTTCCAGTCCCGCCCTCGTCAATCCATTGAGTGTCGCCACTTCCATCGTAACCGATAAGAGAGCCGAATTGATTATTGATTGTTTCTGGTAGTGTTAAGCCTGATGACGTGTTTGTTGCGTCATACATTCTGTCGTCGTTAATTCGAAACGTTCTGAGCCAGCACTCTAGGTTTAGAGCGTTAGCCCTTGTAAGCAGCTGGTTTATAACCGCGTTTCCTGAGTGATTGCCCGTAGAGTTTAACCAGCTAGTGCCTACCTCATCAACTACGTCAACAGTAGTCCCGACTCTCGTTAGTCTGAAAAAATAATCCGTGTTCGGTATTAACGCTGTTTTTAAATTGAGTGTCGTTGCCGAGCTTGCTAGATTTAATCTAAACGATGTTGATGATTGTATTCTGAAAAAGACGCTAGATCCTGCGCCAAAAAACGCTTGCTGATTTGATACGTCAGAGCCTAACCTGATATTGATTTGAATATCAAAGTCACCGGTTAAGTCATATGACGGTATTGATACGCGCTGATCTATACCGTTGGCACTTAAAGCATATGACATATCAGTTCCTTATAGTTTGATGACTTATTATACTACGTGGTGAAATTTAGGCAAAGAAAAACCCCTGTAGCAAGCTAGAGGGGCAGAAGCGGCGATTTCGGGGTAAGAGATAGCCATTTCGAAACTGTTGTTATTATGTTGAGGTTTTGCGACCTCAAGGGTATAAGGTACCCACACAAGCTAGATATTAAAGTACTTCTCTTTCTTTGTCCATATTTCTTTCACAAACTCACCCGCATTATAACTATCGAACGCTTGATGAATATAGACTACCCCGTCAGCTACAACCTTTACCTTTCGCTTCTTTCTTCCGACAATCTTAACTGCTGATATTTTAGTTACATCTATGAATGTTCGGCCTATCTTGATTCTCATGCACCCTCCAAAAAATCATAACTCTCGTTACAGAGGACCGCACGCGGCCTCTGAACTATGTTTTAGTGTGCTTTCTTTATATAGCACTCTCTACCGTAAGCGCCAGCAGGTGCTCTATCATATTCGGGGCAAACTAGAGTTACTGAGCTTCCATCTTTTAATGTTAACTCTATCTGCTTACGAGAACCGTGATCACCTTTTTCAGTGCACCCAGAAAGCGAAACTAACAATGCACTTAAAAGGACGGCTAACAGTTGGTTTTTATATTTTAACATCTGTAATTCTCCAATAATTCATCTTGTGCGGCAGTTAGCCGCGCTCTTAGTGCAAAGGTTATGTGTCTTCACTTATCCTGCAAGATTAATCATTTTTACATCAATAACTTTAACCTCACCAGTAAAGCTATTATGAATACCCTCTATGTAATCGCCTATCTTGTCTTGTATTTCAACGACTGTACTTTCTTCGTCAACTTTAAATATAATTCTATCAGTGTAGTTTTTACCTGAGCCACCTTGATAATTATCAAAATGTATTGCCATAAAAACAACCTCGATAATAACTTCCATCTTAAAATCCTCTCTTAACAATCAGTACGTCACATAACACTAAAATCAAAAGGGACTAAAGCCCTTTATTATTAACGTTATGAGGGTTATTAAAATCCCGTGTCTACACCACAATCATCATCTGAGCCAAGAAGATCTAACGCCTTTTGCGCTTCGCTAAAATCTATCTGGCAATTTTCATATTCACCTGTTGACTCTATATAATGGTCTTTACATGACTCGGTTTCAATAAATGAATCTAGGTAAGCTCTAGCTTGTCTTACTGCGTCTTTTATTCTATTTAATTCTGTATTGGGTTTCATTTTAAAATCCTCATAACAACGCATTCAAACGGGATAAAAACAGCCTGCTGTGCGTTGCTAAATTTGTGTCAATAATTAATTCTGTGTGTAATTCGTTTTTACCCTTTAATTCAAACGTTATACGGCTATCATACCGCCTTTACTTGGTACCACACTGTCTTTATAAACCGTATACTCAGTCAGCAAATAGCTATTACCGACAATATGAAAGCCTATACCTTCTTCGTAATCTTCATCTGTCATATCAATGGCACAGCCAACAAACGGATCTAGATTAATAATGTCACCGTTAAGTAATTTGGCCTCGCATGTATGACTGGCCTTGTCGTAACATATAACCTTAACTCTCACTGTAATCACTTTTCATATCTCCTATCGTAATATAACAACCAAATCAAAAGGGACTAAAGCCCTTTATTATTAACGTTATTTTTCTTTACCGTAAAAATAGTCGTAGCTTAATAAGCATGATTTTGCGCTAGTTCCATCATTGTAGGTTTTCTTACCACTAACTAAACTTATAGTTATAGTTTTATCCATTCTATCCACAACCACGCCACCACTTAAAAGCCATCGCCATATATCTTCATCATTATGAAATTTAATCATTTTTACCTCATTCAAAATCGAAACATAACACCAAAATAAATTGCGACTGTCTTTACTCTTTGTTAGTTACTTGCTGTATGAATATCGCTTGCTTGATTCTTCATCTTTTTTCTTATCATCTCTGAATGATAAAACTCTTAACCCATCATCCGTAGTTAGTGGCTGTAAAAAACCTTGCTTTAAATTTGCAAACCCTGTCCCGCTTTTACCGTGTCGATTTAACCGAACTATGATTTCCATTAACTCTGGATTTTGACAGTCCTCATAAACGCCTTCGCGATACAATCCCATCCAAACGTCACAATCTTGCTCTATATGACCAGTGTCCCTAGAATCGCTTGGTACGGGTCTTTTGTCTGACCTTGACTCAAGCCCTCGGTTAAGCTGCGTTAACAGTAACACGACGCACTGAAGCTCTTTAGCGAGCTTTTTAAGCTCCTTTGTTATGTGTCCGAACGCTAAATCGTTTCTATCAGCCTTTGGCGCTTCCATCAGCGTGAGATAGTCGACACATATCAATCCAATGTGTCCGTGTTCTTTTCTCATTACTCTGGTTTCGCTTTTTATTTGCTCGATTGTCACGCCTACATCTTCGCTGATGTAGTAATTTGAGTTTGAGAACTCGGTCACGGAAATTCCAAGCCTTCCTTGCATCTCATCGTAGTCAGTATTTTTGCTGTAGAACATTGACGGGTCAATCTGACCTAGAGATGTAAGGGAACGCTCAAACACTTCATCGCCTGGCATCTCCATGCTAAACACGGCGACGGGTTTTTTAAGGTCTACAGCAAAGTGGTTCGCCATTGACGCCATCAGCGCTGATTTACCCATCTTAGGGCGAGCGCCGATAACAACCAGTGATCCAGTTCTTATCCCTTTGCTTCCAATCGCGTCATCTAGCGACTCTATCCCTGTAGTGTGTTTGTTAGGGTCGCCGTCTTGGGTTATGCGCTCTTCGAGAGAGTCCATCCAGCTTCCTGCGAATTCTGTTATGTGTCTCAATCCACCGCGACTCTCTGACATTCCTAGGTTTGTAATTGAGTCAACCGTTGTTTCGATTAACCCTAAGCGTTGATATACGTCACCGTTTGACTGATCGGAGAACTCAGCTATCAAGTTTTGAAGCTTAGCTACAGCGTATCGCTCAACAGAGGCGTCTCTGACTATTCTCGCGTATTCAATCGCGTTTGCAGCGCTAGGCGTGTTTTTCATTATGTCAGCAAGGTATGGAAATATGTTCTCGCCTTGGAAATCTTTGTTGTATTGATCTTCAACGGTCAATATATCAACAGCGCCCTTGCTTGCTACTCGCTTAATCGTGACAAACAATTTTCTGTTAGTGTCATTTGAGAAACTGCCGTCCTTAAGAATAGACTTAACTTTTATGAATTGTTCGCCGTTTGGATCTGACAATAAAATCATCGCACCAATAACACTTTGCTCGCTAGCTAAACTCATTCCCCGTCCCTCCACTTTTCATCATTCAAATACGTAGTTGTTTGAGGCATAAATCTAACATCACTTACTGCCAGCTTTCTAGACTCGATATCTTTGTAAACTCTGTTCGTCAATTCTACGATTTCTTCAATACTAAGTTTTGAGCAGATACGTTTCCATTTTGGAAAACACTTATTTGTTTTTGCGTTTCTTCTTTCTGTTGGATAACAATCCCACCAGTGATTGAAGGACTCTTCAATAACGACATTATTATCCTCTGTCTCTTCTCTTCTCTTCTCTTCTGAGGGAACGCTTACTGTAGCAACTTGCTCCGCATTATGTAGCAACTTGCTAGCATCTTGATAGCACTCTAAAAATCCATGCTTAATTAGTGTATTAATATCTACAGTTGAAGACGCTCCAATTTTCTTTTTCACCCACTGAGGGTCGTTAGGAATTTTGTTTTGAGTTCTACTTGCTAACATCCAAATGCAGAATAAATGACCTTTTGCTGAGTCTGATAAGCACTCAAAATCATAGTCATCTAACAGATGATTGTGAAGCTTTATCCACGGCGGATTTCTGTCCTTGTAATGCTGGAATTTATCCCAGTTTTTAACTTTTATATAGTTCATGTATAATTACCTTGTCATAGGTTGTTTTGACTGGCGCTCTTGCAGGGGCGCTTTTTTAATTCTTAGCTTTTGCGTCATTAATTAACACGTCACTAATTACATCATCAGATTCTCTCAAAGCCTTTAAGCCAATTTGTAAAGCCGCTCTTGATACTTGGCTCTGTGTTAGCTTTGTTTTCTCTACAATGCACGATACTTGAAGATGCTGTTTTTCTGGAAAGTGAACAGATAAAGCTTTCATGCTTACTCCTTTTTATTAAGTTAGGCTAATCTTAGTTAAGTGTTAATCAATAGTCAAGTAGCAGGCAATAAAAAACTCCAGTGAAGGAGCTTTATTTTTAGTGTAGTTATCATATAGACCGATAGTCATGGATGAGGGTTATCCGCTATCAATCTTAACTTCAATCATACAAAACAGTAATCAGCACCCAATTCACAATCCTTGTAGGTTGGTCAAACCTTAACCCATGACTTAACGCTGTTTATCCGCGGTCTTAACGTCATTCTGTATGAAGATATTGCATATTTGCTTGATAAAGCTCTAGCTGGCATTTAGTTGAGTACGTCTACCGCTGAAACACGGCAATGTGGGAGGGTTAAACTGTATAAGTCTGAGCAATAGGATTCGAACCTATAAAATGCTGGGGCTAATCGCGTGTAGCTTACCAGTCTCTCACCGAATGAGCGCCTTTACCGATTTGGCTATACTCAGACTTATACAGTTTACTGCTTGAAAGGGGTTGTGTCTGTAGGAACTAACCGTTACCGCTATTTAATGGGAGTGCAACCCAACCTTTACAGGCTTACAGACACAAAAAAGGGCTTATAAGAACAGACCCTAGTAACTCGGGGGTGGAAATAGCATAAGTGAGAGTTTTCCCACGAACACTAAGACCTGTACTTATAAACCCAAATTACTATTTCCAATTAAGCAGCTCTCACACTGCCCAGTGATTATATCAAACTGGATTGGATAAAAAAAGAGCAGGCAATAAAAAACCCCAATTAAGGGGCTTTTATCTTTTCAGCGCATCCGATAATCACTATCTCGAACAGCTTTGGCTTATCGTTAAACCAATTAGTCAAAGTTTGTAAGCTCTGCCCCGTTAATTCGCTAACTTGAGTTAGGGATTTTAAACCTAGCTCTTTAGCTTGTTTGCTTGGTGTCATTTTTTCACCTTAGAAATATAGCTTTCCAATTCATCTGGCTGTATTGAATTTAAAAAGCCCTTAAAAGTGAAATAATCCTTTAAATTATTAAGCGTGATAACCTCTTGCGCTTGTAGCGCCTCGGATAAGTTATTTATTATGCCTTGCTGTCTATCCCAACCGCACCGATACTCATCAAGTCTTTCTGATAATCTTTTGTTTTTATCTTCAATAATCGTTATGTGATCAACAAATTCTTGAACTTCAAATTGATCAACAATCAAACTTTTAGATTTTGCTAGCAGCGCTCTTACTCTGCCTCTGCTTAATTCTTTCATTGTAGGCCTTCTCCATAAATAAATTGAGGCACTTTTTGTTGTTGCAGTGCCTAGATAAAAAGGTGCAAGGCTTAAACTCAGCCCCGCAAATACAAGTTCTATTTTGTTGCATACTCTTCACATTCATTATATAAGCTCATTGGTATTTCATATTCGCTAATCATATAAAGCTCGCCAAATTCAACATAAGAATTTGATACATTAAAACCTTTAAGTTCTGGAAAATTCAATTCTAATTCTTTAGTTAATGTAGTCATAATATTCTCTCTTTTGTTTGGTTTGTTTCTCAACTCTTGAAACTATTATATCAAACTATTTTAAGGATACAACACTTAATTCAAATTATTTTAAATTAATTTATCAGCGGTAACATAACAAGGTTTTCAACAGGACAGTAAACTGCCCGTTAAAATAAGACAATAAAAAACCGCAATTAAGCGGCTTTTGTTTAGCGTCAATGTTAGCCATATTACTTATTCAATGAATCCATTACTCTTTTTATTTCTTCAAGCCTTTGACTTACTTCAATAGGGTTAACGGCGCTATTGCTTTTGCTCATGAAGTCGCAAAAACCTATCATCTTGCTTATTTGCTCGTGATCTGACAAACAAATAACTACATTGCCATTACCAAACCAAACTTCATCCTGAATAATTTTTATATCCATTACATACACTCGTTTTTATACATAGCAGACTTAACCGCTTTCACTGTACCTTTACACTCTGCGACATCGCTTTCACTGTCACCGGCTAAAGCTGATGCGGGGACTAAGAAAAGGAATGTTGTTAGTGCGTCTAAGTTAGCTGATGAATTCTGAGAACTCTCCGCTTCTTCTAGCGCTTTTAGTGACTCGATATACTCAACCTTAAGCTGTCCGCATGTCATTTGCTCGTAGGGCGTTGAGTCAACGTAAGAGGCAGGGATTGAGCTAGGTCGATTAGCGCAACCGCCGATTGTTAGTAATACTGCTGCTGTGATTAGTGTTTTCATTTTGTTTCCTTAGTTGTCGATTGAAGTCTGTATCCTCTGTTTTTTAATTCTTCTACCAATTTGTCGTCAATGTAAATCATTAAGCTGTCATAACGTGAGCAACCATAGAACGAGGTTTCTTTAGTCATTCCGTTAACAAATGTAATTTTTACTAATTCCTTTCTATACCCATGAAGCCCGTAATAAACAGGGAAGACCTTAACCCATTCCTCAGTGACTACCTCATGCTTAACTGGCTTTCTTTTAAAAGGCCACATAATTCACCCCGTTACATAATCTTTAAAAGCTAGCATTGTACCGATTACGAATAATGCTAGCGCTGTAGTTGGCTCAACTGCCGGTATTGTAAATAGCAGTGATATACCCAGTGCAAATCTGCCGTTGTTTTCCATTACTTACCCCTTGGTTAATTCTTGCCACTCAATATGATTGTCACATTCTATATACCTACCTATAAAGCTACCGATAGAGAAAACCACAGTTGACGGAGTGGTAAGGTATAGATTGTGACCATGTAAAGGCCCATCAACGCACTTGTATGGAATCTTCCTGCCGCTAATCTTTCTCGGCTTACTTCTAAATTTGTTGTATACCGACTTGTACCAGCTCTCACTTTTTGGCTTTGGCGTTCGCATTTTTCTTTTCCTTGTTAACTATCTTCTTATGACTTGCAACTGTTTCCTTTACTGTTGCGGTTATCAAGTCGCCTGGCTTTCTAGTGTATTCGTTTCTATTATATTTGCTTTCGCATAGGCTTGCCGCTGTCTCTGCTAGCGAGATTGGAACGCCAGCCTCAATACACATTTTGTAGCACTGGTCGTATATGTATTGGCTTATCATTTTATCTCTCCTCAGTTAACGCCAGCGCCTCAAGCTCTGACACTGTTACGCCTAAAGCCCTGCTAAGCTCTTTCTTAACTCGACTCTGTAACTTGCCTTTATCTTTGCAAGCATTCATTACCGTGTTGTAGTTAAGCTTCGACTTGTTGGCAAGCTTCAACATACTCATATTATCGTTAGCCTTCATTAAGCTAGTGATTGCTTTACCGTACATTTATTTATCCTTATTTATTGTTGATTGCTAAATGCTAAACCATATACTTAAATTAAGCAACAAATAGTTACTTAAAACGCGTACTTAAATTAATTACTTAAAATACTTGCAATGATTTTTATATGGGACTAGTATTAGTGCATCGAAACAAAACGGGGTAAGACAATGATTGACGGTAATATGGCGGCGGCTGATAAGCATTATGAAGATTTATTTGATGACACCGAGACGTGCGAGAAGTGTGTCGAGCAGTTTGATATCGATGAATTGCAGTACGGTTTTAAGTGTGATGATTGTTGTGAGACTAGCATTAGCGCATTGAAAAGAGACGGGGTAAGACAATGAAAGCAACAGCAGCGTTACATATCGATTATAAGCCGATGCTTAAAGAGATGCGCGAAAAGCAACTGCACTGGCTTGAAAATATTATGGACGACGAAGATGAGTCTTTAGAGTTTCAATCAAAAGTTAAAGCTTTGTTCGATAGAACATTTGACGAGGTTGAGGCAGTGGCTGAAGACTTTTCAATCATCAATATGGAGGAAGTTTGCTAATGAGTAATCAAATCAAACCTGACTATCACGGTCAACGCGTAGGCGACTGTCACGATTGGAAGAAGTCTATCAAACACGGCGTTATCGCAGGTCTTTGGATATTCACAGGGGTTGTTATTAGCTACCTATTCTTATGCGGATGCTTAGAGGTCATTAGTAATGGATAATTTCCCAGATGGCTGCGACGGTCCTCCAGGTGATGACGTCGAGCATATATGCGAAGAGTGCGGCGCAATAGCTGCGGTAGGTAGCAGTCCAGATTTATTGGTTTGTACTGAATGTGATTGGTTTAAGTGGATGGATGAGTCATGAGTAAAGAAGAAAAAGCGTTTTATGAGGAATGCGCTGAGCTGGCGGGTTTGACGCTAGATGAATGGTTAAAAAGGATGAATGAAATATGAGCGGAATAGTAAATATTCATGGTAAAGAATACAAAACAGTGGCCTTGCGCGTTCACGAGTTTAAGGTTGAGAAGCCCGAATGGTCTATAACAACTCAGATATATGACGCTAACGACGTTACGGTTGTAATGCAGGCTATCATAAAAGATGAAAGCGATAGGGTTATTGGTACTGGATTTGCTGAAGAGGTTAGAGGCTCGACAAATATCAACAAAACATCTGCGCTTGAGAATTGCGAAACGTCAGCTATAGGTAGGGCGCTTGCAGCTTGTGGGTTTGCTGGTACTGAATACGCAAGTGCTAATGAAGTCACCACGGCCATTATTCAACAGGAAGTGATAAAGGCTACAGACAAGCTACAAATGGCTATTGGAAAATATAAGCAATTTGGAATATTTGTTAGAGATAATCTTGACGCTATCAACTATATCAAAGAGCGACTTTCTGATGATGACGTGGCGGGTGCAAGAGGTGCGCTGGAGGACTTTAGCGAAGAAGATCAAACGATGGTGTTAATGGCTCCGACAAAGGGCGGAATATTCACCACAGAAGAAATTAAATATATTAGAACTGGAGAGAAATAAATGAAAATTGGCGTAAGAATCAAACTAGACGTAACGAAAATCAACAAGGAATTGTTATTCAAGGGTAACAAAGGCGTTTACCTGGATGCGACAGCGTTTATTGATATCGACAATCAAGGTCAGTACGGCGACAACGGTATGGTTACTCAGGACACAAAGCAAGGCGAGCCAGATGGCGACATTCTAGGCAATGTGAAAGTATTCTGGAAGGACGAGGCGCAGCAGCAAGCGCATCAACCTAGACAAGCGCCGCCTAAGTTTAAGCCAAATGCTGATCCAAATATTGACTTCGACGATGACATTCCTTTCGCTCCAATCGCGTTGCAATATCCAAAGCTAATACATGTAATTTAAACCAAACACCGCACAAGGAAGTGCGCCTTATGAGGGTAAGAGAATGAGAATATTTTTAAGTTTATTATGCGGGTTAACATCTGGGGCGCTTATTATTCTTGTGTTCTGGGTTGGCGGTATGGAGTTTGAGAGAGGGGCTGGTCAAGCTAATGCTTTAGGTGGTTCAATATTTACCGCTATAAGCGTGGCGGGGCTTGCTTTTTTCAGTCTCAAAGGGATGGCAAAAGAATGAATACAACATATAAAATACCGGTGGAATGGCAGTCATTAGCAATACAGGTGCTTAACTACTACGTTAACAATTACAGCTACAGAGCATCTAAATCGTTTAACCCTGACGGTATCCATGCGATGTTTGGCTACAAGCCGCCGCATAGCATTAAATGCAAGCGTACCGGTGCAGGTAACTATATTGTGAGATGGAGTAAGCGCTGTGGATAAATTACTAACATCATCAGCCCTGGCTATCATCGCTCATCAGATGCCTCATGAGCTGCTAGGCGCTGTTATTATGTGTATAGCGATAGGATGGTTGGCGTATGGCTAAAAAATACAAGTGCAAAGTGTGTAAAGGTCCATTTGAAAAGATATACAACACGACTCAGCGTACATGCTCGCCATTATGCGCGATAGAGGACGGGCGAAAGGTTAAGGATAAAGAATATAAAGCCGAGACCGTTAAGCGCAAAAAGAAGTTGCTGGATAACGATAGGGGCTTTCAGCTTAAGAAGGCTCAAGACGTTTTCAATAGATTCATACGGCTTAGAGACATGCTAGAACCTTGCATTAGTTGCCAGCGCCACCATTCAGGCCAGTATCACGCAGGACACTATCGAACAGTGGGAGCTAATCCAGAGCTTAGATTTAACGAGGATAACTGCCACAAACAATGCTCAGCCTGCAATAACCACTTGTCTGGAAACATAGCTAACTACCGAATAAACCTGCTAGTCAAAATAGGCGCTGAAAGGCTGGATAAACTTGAAGGGCCGCACGAAGCAGCCAAGCTTTCAATCGACGATATTAAATCTGTTAGAGATGAATATTTGACTAAGATAAAAGAAATTGAATCTAATACTTGACTGTGGTTAAACACAGCCTATACTGTATACTTCAACAACAACGGAGATGAGCAGTGACACCGAAACAGAAAGAATTATACGACTGGTGGAGTGAGCAGCAAAAAGTTAATCATTACCCACCGTCGATGGAAGAAGCCGCCGCACATTTTGGTGTATATCCTAACGCTGTCAACGATAAGATTCAGAATCTTGTTAAAGGCGGTCATATGAAGCGGGTAGGCGGCGGAAAGAAAGCTAAATGTTATTTGGCTTTATAACAAAAATGTTAAGGGGCTTTAGTCCCACTTTAACGCCTTGTTATATGGCAACTTATGGAGAGAAAGAATGAATATTTATAAAATACACGTACAGCATTTTTCACAAAAAGATAGCCATAGCGCTATTGAAGCATTTTTATTAGCTGAGTCTGTTGATGATGTTTATAAGTGGGTAGATGAAAAGCAATATGGAATGTACACCGATAAAAACGATGAGGATGACATGTGTGATATTTATGATGAAAATTACAATGTGATCGGACAAGAAACATATAAAGAAAAAATGATTCGTATTGGTGGTGAGTTCTTTGATGAAGATTATGAACCGCAAGATCTTTATTATGGTTGCACTATTTACGGATGGGAGAAATTAAAAAGCGAAGCGCTAGAGGTTGACGTTGCAGCACTTCAAAAGCTTGATGTGCTGATTGCCGTATAACAACCAATTAATCGGCGCTTGCGTCCGAATTTAATGCCTTGTTATAAGGCGTACTAGAAACAAACTGGAGAGATATTATGGAACAAATGATTATACTGCAAACAATGCTAGATAAAGCAAAAAAGTACAACCTAGAAATGGAGTGTTTAGTTTCGCTGATTAATGAAATAACAGACAAATCCTTATCGTTACAACAATTAAGTAACGCTTGTGAACACGCTCTTTGTGAATGGGATATTTAGCCGTATAACGTTAATAATAATGCGCGCCAGTCGCAATTTATTTTAGTGTTATGTTACCACCACTGAAATTAAGGAAACAAAGAAGATGAGTTACTTACTAAGAACAAATGAAAATTATAGAGTTTGTTACGGAGAGCCTAAAAAGCACTTTGTAATAACTGGTAATGGTAGCTACTTTTGTGCTGAAGAATTCCAGAAGATGGTTGATGACGAAAGAGAGGTTGAGTGCCAAGCCTTGATGGATTCGGAAAACTTCCCGCTAGATAGTTGGGCTGACGTTGATCAAAACAATAGCGGCTTAGTTATAATTGATAGTGTTGCTGAATATTTGCTTGATGGCGATGCTCTTGATGTTGATACATGGATAGAGCTTGGCTTAGTAACATAAAACATAGTTCAAGGGAGCTTGCTTCCCTTGTAACGAGAGTTATGATTTTTTAAGGGGTAAGAGATGAGTAATACAGAAAGAATGGCAACAGAAATTATGCAAAGTCCACGATTCAAAGCTGAGCTAATGAAGTTAGATAACTGCCCTATATTCGGCGCGTTCTCAGCAGAAGTTATGGAAATGGTCAGAGCCAAGCAAATCAGCCAGTCAGAAGCGGCTGAAGCGGCGGAAAAGACTAGGGCTTTACAGATTAAGAATAAGATTGATGATATTCAATTCAGTAAAGATATCGAAAGTGAAGAATTGAAAGGCGTGTTTATTACTAATGTGTCAGATAAGATTATTAGCAATAAAACCAAGACCGCATCAAGGCTCGCGCTAGGCCGAGCTATGGGCAACCCTTCTGCCAGTTTTGAATGGAATAACCATCGAATTAAAGAGGGCAAGTAATGCGTGCAGCGATTAAAGAAATAGCCAGGAGCGATTTAAGCCTCGGTGCTTACCTTGCTCCTTCAGCAACAGTTCAGCAGGTTAGCGAGCATTTAAGTATTAGCATTTATGACACTAGATTGCTTTTGGACTTAGCTTCTGAATGCGGAGAGCTAACAAAGGTTAGCGGTCGACCAGTGAAATACGTGGTTAAGTAATGAAAAAGCAAACATACCCGGCTCAAGTTGAATACGCTGAGTCAATCAACTACGCGATAACTAAAGCTGTGCAGGATGGCGGCTGCGAGGTTGTTATTCAGAATGCTACTGATAGGCGCACTATTATACAAAACGCTCGTCTACATGCTGTTCTGGGGGATATATCAAGGCAGTTAAAGTGGGATGGTAGTCTACGTGATATTAATTACTGGAAAAGACTTATGACAATTGGCTGGATGACTGAATTAAATGAGCGTCCAGCGATGGCAAGCAATCCTTATAACGGTGAGCTGATAGTGTTTTGGCCTCACACAAGCAAGATGAGCACAAAGAAATTAGCAGAGTTAACCGAATGGGCTACGGCTTTCGGCACTCAACAAGATGTGATTTGGAGTAATGATGGAAGATGATTTTATTGCTGGCTTTGACGCTAGCCAAAAAGAAGTAAGCAGGCTGATGACTGAGAATAAGAAGCTCAGGGCTTTACTTAAAGAGAAGCAGGATTATATCGATGATATTGTTCCGCTGATATTTACGGCTGAGGTCGATCCATACAGTGTTAAGCCTGTATAACGTTAATAATAAGCGGCGATAGTCCGCTTGATTTTAGTGTTATGTGTACTTACGACTAATTGAGGATTAGAAATGTATAAAAAGAGATTGGCAGAAAAGATAATTGAAATTGTAGATAACTTTAGATTTATTGGTGATAGCGAGCAAGAAGTATTAGAGGCTGTTGAATCTATGCTAAACCCATTAGAGCCTAAAGACCGAGAAAGGTTTAGCCAATGGGGTAAAAGTGAAGATAGAAAAGAGCCTAAAGACTGCTGGTAGAAAGTGCGTATAACTTTAATAAGGAACGATATGAGTGATTTAAATAAGGCAATAGTAACCATTGCAGGTAATAACGCTATCGGCGTCAACAGTGATGATGTGCATAGAATGTGCAGAGCGTTAAGCTACCTTAGAACGCAATTGTGGGTTCAAATGAATAGCATTTCGGATGACAAGGAACTTGTAAAGCAAGCAGTTAGCGCGGTTGAAAAAAATGCAGCTGAAATACTAAACACATAACAAAATTATTAACGTGCAGTTTACTGTCGCGTTGAATTAATTGTTATATTTGCACATACACAGAAGGTAGAATTAGGTTATGTTTGATGATTTAGAATTTACTACAGTAGTACAAAAAAGAAATATGGGTGATGCTTATTTTAAGTTTAAGCAAAATGGAAAGTCGATAAGATTGATGATGAGCGTTAAGGCGGTTAACCTAGCCAATAGTATTGTTGATGGTTATAACCATATTGAGCTTATGGTTTCAGGTGATAGTGTCATTGCAATAAAGCCAAAAATAAAACCTAAGTCAAAAAACAACAAGTTTTTTACGGCCACTGGGCTTAAAGGGAAGATTAAAGATCTTCCTTTTGATAAAAGAATGCCGGTTGTTTTGTATAAAGATATGATTGTTTGCGATTTACGTAAATAGAATTTGTGCAATATAACGTTAATAATAATGCGCGACAGTCGCAATTTATTTTAGTGTTATGTTGCGAGCTAGATAGGAGAAATGAAATGTTTAAAAGTGAATTAAAAGAAATGATAAGGCTTGCTTATTTAGCCAGAGTTAACGATGTGAAAAATGATTGCGATCAATGGTGCGCGCAAGGTTCATCCGAGAGAGCTGAAGACCTAATAAAAGAATTTGAAGATAATGGAGAATTAACTACTACGCTTGGTTAGTAACATAACGTTAATAATAAGCAGCCGCTCGCGGTCTGATTTAATTTTAGTGTTATGTGACGTACTGGTGGAGAAAAACATGACAGTCAAATATGAAATGAGATTTAAAACAAAGGGCGCACCTTGGAAGGTTTTTGACAATTACAAATCAAAGGGCGATCCAGAGCTTAAGAAGCATTATGGTTTATATAGCAACCACAGAATAATTGAGGAGGTGGAAGTTATAGAGATTAAAACTACCAGGAAGAAAATAGACATATAAAACATAGTTCAGAGGCCGCGTGCGGTCCTCTGTAACGAGAGTTATGATTTTTTTAATATAACTGTATAATTAACATACAACAATCAATAGGAGAGACGAGGTGACATATGATTACTTCAAACATGATGATGGTTTTGGCTAGCCGTAATTCATTAAAGCAGTACTTGCAAGAAACTGAGCGTCACGGAGTTAAGCAAGACGTGGCAATTCTAAACTACGTACTAGGTCAGAATCATGAAAGCAAAATGGCTAGTGGAGTTTTTCCCCATAGCAATAGCAGAGTTAATCAGAATAATTGATGATAATGAAGGGCTGGCGCAAGTAATGTTGCTGGCTTTTTTTTGCTTATTTTTCGTCTATGTGTTTTCTGACAATCTTTATAATAGCCTGCTTGTCTTTTTCGTCGGCGTTTTCCAGTAGCTTGCTTAATAGTTTCCTTTCATCCTCTGAAGTATTCTCCTTTTTCTTAGCTCTGTGCGACAAGTAATAAAACACGCACGTAGCGATCAACGTTAATATCGCAACGATAGCACCGATACCAGGTGAATAAGCGTTAAGCCAATCCATAATACCGAATGGCGCGCTAGTCTTTACCGCGTTTATTGAGGCGGTTAATGTTACTGCGCTTGAAGTGTAGCCAGCGATTGCGAATTGATGAGCGCTCATTGTATAACCTAAACCCTATCGCTACGGCTATGCAACCGAAAAGTGAAAACGTCTTGTAGAAAATTGCGAAAGTTTGGAGGTGAGTCCATGCAATTTGCCAGAGCTGATCGAGTAGCATCATGACTGACTCCTATCTGCATTAATATCAATGCAATAACTGATGGCCCATACCAGTTGTAAAAGAAACCAGCATAATTATATTCAATCTCTATGATCAACCCTGAGTACATGGAGATTATTCCTAAGTAAATTAGAGCGTGTCTAACCCACATAGCGCGACCGAATAAAACTATAGCAACACAAGCTAATGTGCAGTGGACGCCTAAAGCTTTAACTCCTGTCAACCCGCTACCCGTGGTTAGCATGTCACGATAAACGCCGTCTAAAGATATAGACAAGCAGTGACTGATGAGAATAAATAAAGCAACGGCTCTATATTCTTTACTAGCAAATAAAGCTATAAAAAGCATATATAAAGAGACTAGAGCCACCACTGTAAATTCAATCATTATTTACTCTTTCTTCCGCGACCTTTAGTGCCTGGCTTCTTAGGTCTTCCGCTGTTTGCTGCCATGTTATTCTCCTTAGTTGATTAAATTATATTTTAACAGTGTTATTGATTTATTCAAAATATTCAAGCTTATCAGCGTCCGAAAAATGGTGAAGGTCGCTTTGATTATTTAAGATATATACGCCCGTCTCGTCTTCGTCGTTAATTGAATATTCAGTTCCTGCCGTCAGCGCTTCAATATCTGTCGGTTTGAGTATTAAAGTTTTTTTACAAATCATGTTAACCCCCTATCACGGCGTAGTTGCTGAACTGTGTGAAATTATTCCTTACATCGCCTTCAATAAGAAGCTCTGTCCTTAACGGGCCAGATACAGTGGTTGAAAATATCCCTTTAATTCTACTTATTCCAACGTTAGATGCTATATAAGATCCTATTCTAACTGGCCTTCCGTCAGTGCAAACAAAGTTCATTCTAGTGTCGGCTCCACTCAAAATGCCTGCGTCTGAGTTCTCTAGAGTTACAGTCTCAAGGGGTCTGTCTAGTAAGTTGGTGGTGTACACCGTATCGCCAAGCCTTCGAGGGAAAAGAGTCAATTCATCTAACCCAACACCGCTAATAGCGTAACCTGTATTGAGAGGTCTGAACCCAGCCGAAGAAATCTTTGCGCCTTCTAAGTCGTGATAAATATACGTGAATATATTTTGGCTGTCTTGGTTAGCATATTGAATGTAAGCGTCCAAAGCTGCCGTGCTAATGTCTTTTAGTATAACGCCATCCGACACCACCAGTCCTTCGCGACTATTTGCGGCAGGGCTTCCCCATCCGACAGAGCGAATTAAATAGCCGGTTGTTACATATTTACCGCCAACGAGTCTAACGCCACCATAAGAGGCTCTAGTCTCATTATTTATAAGGGAGAATATTGAAGGCTCACCGCCGTTTACAGGAATTTCTATCGGCGCTGCGTCCATATCGAGCGTTACCTTTAAACTGGAGCTAACCCTACCATTCGCTATTAAAGTGGTGTTAACGAGTTCAGTAACTCCCGTCCAGAATCTAGCTAGTTCAATTCTAATCTTACCGCTCATAAATACTTCAGCATCACCAAACGAGGCAGGCGGGGCAACTATTCCACTCAGCTCGGTTTCTGCATCTACATCATGCCAGTTGCAAACGCATACCCCCGTCGACGGGCCAGCGTTTATCATCATTACTTCTTGGCATCGACGAATAACACCGCCTTGCCAGTTAAAAGTGCTCGGGCCGCCGACTGAAACGGCACAACCTAGCCATTTATCCGCACCGTTTGCGTACATGTCACTAAAAAAACCACCCTCGCCAACGATATCGCATGAGTCCTCTATTAAAATCCCTGCTTTGCATGAGTAAATAGACGAACCTACCGCGACGTTATCCTCTCGCCTGAAAAGATCTTCCGCCCTAAAGTCAGGGTTTATTATTTGATGTGTAAATCTTCCGCCTTTTACGCCAAGCGCAGGGGCGTCCCCGCACCAGCCGTCAGCGTTATATCCTGCATAACCTAAGCTTGCGGCGTTTGCTCTAGTAACAGCGTTAACACCCGTTGTGGATGGGGCATATATAACGGCAGCGCTGCCAGCCAGTCGACCAGAAATATAACCTGTAGCGCCATCACAGCGAACCAATGCAATAGCATGGCCTCCGTTCTGCCCGACAAAATCCTGTCTGTCGTCCGTAGATAATGGAGCGGCGGCATCACTATCACCCCAACTCTCGCCCTTTGACTCGAAAAGAGATCCCTCTCCAAATATAATATCTTTACACTGCTTACAGTACAGAGTTGATGGATAATAACTCTTAACTGGCGCAACCCCCTGATCTGCTGCGTACAACCCGCCATTTTTAAAGGTTGGAAAATGAATGTCATCAAGATACATCATTTTATTAAGGTCTTGCGCTCTATCAGTTAAAGGGTCTGCTGTGGATGAAGGGATTCCAGGTGTATTCGCAAACACTCTAAACATCTTTGCGTCGAAGTCGTATTCTATCCCATCGAATGCTATAAATGACATCAACCCCGCTGCATCGTCATTGTTAGCTGTCACTGAATCATCCATAAAATCAGAAGCATGAACAGTGCTGATAGGTCTAGCATACAATCCGTTATCTAATGGTAGCGTGTTAAATTCTCTGGTTCTGTTAGACACTGTTGAATTATAGCTAGCGTAAGAAACAACGCGCCATTTAGTTAGCGATGAAGATAGAATATTTCCCTCAGCAATTTCTACACTCTCGCCACCAATAGCGATTCCTGCTTGCATGTCATATACAGAATCGAAAACTAAATCTGTAAACCCGTCAAAATTTGAATTAAGCGGCGTTTGATTGTCAGCGACTCTAACAGCGTTTGCTGTATCGTTATTGTCCGCATCTTCAGCAGTTGGAAATAAGTAGCTATCATAAGGCTGATCGATAAACGGGATGACTAGCGCGTTACCGTCCGAGGTAATAAATCCATCCTCATCGAGTTGGAATTTAGCCGCCAGCGTACTTCCAGTAGAATCGGTAGCCATTGCAATAGCCGTTGTTGATGATGGCTGGTATGACTTTAACCACCATCCGCCGTAATCTCTGTAATTTGGCGCTATAAAAGCGACCGGTGCATAACTCATTGCTGTTGCTCCTGCTGTGTTGCGCCAACTAAAGCCGCGCCTGTTAATTGTGCTTTTCTTATCTCGGCTTCAAGCTCTTTTGTTATTGACTCTCTAGCCTTGGCTGTTTTAGCTGCTTTACGCTTAATTATTAAGTTTCTTATTGGTTTTGACTCAATTATTCCCTGTAATGCTCCAGGTATTAGCGCTGGAGGAACCGCCACCGCTGCCGCTAGTGATAACTGTTGACCTGTAGGGGTTGCAACCGATGCCTGTTGCGCTCGCTTAGTTGATTTCAATTGGTCCCTAAGTGCAAATATTGCTTTTCTTTCTTCAGGGTTAAATAGTTTACCTATCTGATTTCGGTTTTTATTTAACTGAGTTAAGAACTTATCAGGGTTAATATCGTCACCGTCAATAGAAGACTTATCAAATGCGCGCTGTAAAACTCTTTGCTGCGCAGCTTTCAATCCAGCCTTGTCTAAATTTTTAGCTAAAAACTCAACGTCAGAATTCTTTCCACTAAACAGTAGCTGATCAACAACTTCAGGGGTTGTATCTCCGTTTCTGATTATTGACTTAGCGCCTGTCTTGTTTGCGCTTGTGGCGAAATCAGATACAACTTTATTTGCTTTCTTCCAATTCTTTGTTAGCTCTGGATCTGCTTTTTCAGCAAACGCCGTCATGTCATCACTTAATTTTGCGTATGTTCTTTTTAGTATTGCCGCATCTGAATTACCTTGAACTGGCGCGCCCCTTTTGACTTTCTCTAGGTTTGCGCCAACTCCTGAGCGTATTTCCTTTATCATTTCAAATGTAAGGTCGTCTGGAGCGGTAGCAAGGCGCTGCATGTCATCGATTAGCGCAGCGTCACCTAGGGTGCCTTTTGAAGCTTCTCTAGCTATAACTTTTTCAGCAAGCTCTTTTGTCTTTGTTAGCGGCACTGAACCTAGCTGATCTAACTTAGCTGTTGACTCATCGTATAATTTACCAATTGCCGCCTTTGATGACTGGATTGAATCCTTTAGCCCTTTGACTATTTTAGACTCAAAACCAACGCCTTCAACTATGTCGAATTTCTCTGCTAGATTCTCAACAGCTTTAACTCGCTGCGCTTGCTGTCCTTTTCTTTGAAATCCTGCCACTAGCTCACCTTGAGATTGGAACAGCTTGCCTAGTCTAGTTTCTGGCGGCACTAAATCAGACGTCAACTGCCTAATACCTGTCGCATCTTCAGCCGCGTCAACTGTAGACTTAACCGTTCTTTTAGCTTGGCTAACAGCAGGCGCGTTTGCGGCGCTCGTGGCAACTCTTTTACCTGCGCCAGCCCCTGCAAGCTCTGCTGCTAAGTCTGGGATCATATTAACAAACGTTGCAAAAGCAGGGCTTCCAGTTAAATCCAAACCTTGATCACCCGCCTTGTCTTTAAACTGCTGAACCGCTTCCATGATTGGCGCGATAGGCTCTAACGTTTTTCCTAGCTGCTGAATGCCTGCGCCCGATCCTTCAGTTATAGGATCGAATGAAAACTTATCTCTAACAGCGTCAATCAATTGCTGAGGGTCGTTATCTGTAAACGGGTTTAGCTGATCAACCAAAGCGGTAGCGCCACCAATGGCAGTTCCTACGGTATCAAGACCGAATCTAGCCGCGTCCTCAACGCCTGTTGCAGCGCGAGAAAGTAGTGATCTTTCATCTTGAGGCTGCTCCACTGGCGCTTCGGCAGGCTGTACTGATTGCAAGTCTTGAGATTGCACAAACTCCAATATCTGCTGCTGCGTAGCGCCTTCAGGAACCTCTAGAGTAACAATTCTACCCTCTGGTGTTTGAATCTTTGCAGTTGGCATGATTACTCCACGCTAATTATTTTAAAACCGCTAGTCGGTTGAGGCTGTAACGCCTCCGCCTCTATCCTGTCTTTCGTTTCGCGCTTCAACTGGTTTCTATCGCTAGCATCTTCGAATACGCGTTTAATCTTTCTCAGCTCTCTACGCGCTCTTTCATCACTGATTAATGGGTTATCTAAAACCGTAGCCGATTGAGCTAGAATCTTTTGCTCTGAATCAGTAATCGTTCCCTGACCTTTTAGCTTTTGTCTGGACTCAAGCGTTATCAAGCCTTTAATCTGATTAACATCCGCAATAGCGTCTATCGATTCTTGACTTCTAAGCAACTCAGGGGTTGAAGTTACAACCTTACCAAACGCTTTTGAGAATCGGTCACCATCTAGCAGCGTATCTATTGACTCTATAGCCGCATCCGCTTCTTTTCTACGTGCGTTTTTAGCGTTAATAACATCATTTCGCTTTTGCTCGTTAGTAAACTTGGTTTCATCGATGTTAATAGCGCCTTTCTCAATCGCCTGAGCGCCTGATGCTGATGTATCTTTTGCTTCTTGCTTGGCTTCCTCGATCGCTCCTGCTATTTCAGCTTGACTGCCTGCCACCGACGAGGTTAAACCTAGAGTTAGCGCCATTCTTTCCGCTGCTGACATTCCAGCTCTAGGGTCTAGACCAAGCTTGATTCTAGCCGCTTTGGTTTCGTCGCTGTTAGGGTCGCCCTGTGCGATTTTAGTTAGGTTTTCAAACTCACGTTGGCCCACTGATGAACCGCGAGATAGCAAGCCTCTTGTAGCCGCTGCGTTATCAGCAATATCAATGGCATTCATTACACCCTGAACATCACCGTTACGTAGCATTTGAATAGCTTCCGCTGTTTGGTCAGTGTTAATGCCCTTGCTTGATAAGTCCATCAGGCGAGCAGTTAACAATGTTTGTGCTTCGCTAGTGTCACCTGACTGTAACGCGCTTTCTAATGCTGGGCGCAATACGGGAGAGAATTCAGCAACACTTCGAATGATTCGATTTTCGCCTTCTTCATCTAAGACGTTTTGACCTTGCTGAACTTGCTGCTCTAGCATGGCTTGCTGAGCTGGAACTTGGCCGGCTCTACCTTCTAGTAATTGCTGTTCAAATGGCGCTCTAGCCGCTGCTTGGTCTGCTTGCTGCTGCCTAATATCTCTTGTCTGCGCATTCATTAAAGCGTTTTCAAAGATATTGATAGCTTGTGATGTGTTAGGGGCTTGAATGCCCATGCTAATGCGAGGATCGATAGCCATTATTAACCCCCAAAGAAGCCAGCAAGCTGACCACCTAGATTAAGTAAATTCTCTTGCCCTTGCGCTCTTGCGTTTTCACCACCAACAATGCCGCCGGCCAATGCCGCTGCCGCGCCTGTCTGCAAGTTACCTTGATTAGATAGAATGTTATTTTGGAAGTTAAGAAGATCGCCTATTGATTGCTTCTGACCTTGGATTAAAGGCGCTGCTGCTAATAGCGTATTTCTCTGCCCTTGATCTTGCAGTTGGGTTAACGTGTCACCCGCTGTTAACCTTCCTCTAGCTGCTGCTGAGTTAGTGATACCCGTCAGGGCGTCATTACCTTGGTCTAGCGCTAGTTGGAATAAAGGATTATTCTGAAGGAAATCAAATTGAGCGTTAGGGTCTGTTAAAAAACCAGCTTGCTCTAAACCTTGAGTGGTAGCATTTAAAAGCGGGTTAAACTGTCCAGCAGCCGCTAAACCTGCATCACTCTGAAGCTCTCCAGCTCGCTCTGCCGCCTCTTGACCGGTTTTGCCTGTTAATCTATCAACAAAGCCAATGTGACTACCCTCCGCCCGCGTGGGCTATTTTACCGTGATTACTGTGAAAGCCATATCTGGCCTCTGCGTTTCTTCTAGCTTCTATAGCGTCTTTTTTATCCGCGTAAGATCCTAGATTTATACTTTTCTTATTAACCTGTATTGATGCGTACCACATCTTCTCTCTGGCAATAAAACTAACTCCAATTACGCCAGATTTGTTGTTTTTAAATAGAGGTCTATTTCTCTGGTTGGATACGTGATCTACAACCCTTAAATTCGACCATCTATTATCATGTTTAATATGGTTAATGTGATCAATCTCTTTGCCTTCAATATTTACACCCATATATATAGCTGCAAACCTATGGCTTAAATTCTTTTCACCGTCAACGCTAAACTGCATATAGCCTTTGCTTTTGTCAAGGCATCCACATATATCACCTGCGATCCTTACGTTTTGGCGGCTATTTCTTATTGCTGTAAACACGCCTGTTAACGGGTTGTAATCTACCCACTCTCTCAACTTCTCTTGAGTGATCATAATTTCGCCTTAAATTATCGCCTATAATAATCTGTGACAGGCTGTAGGCGTTACAGCTTTTCGAGTTGCATTCTCTAGTCACAGTTGTATTTTAACACGTTTACGCTATATGTCTGACCGTTCTTTATATAGTCACTTTCCCTTACATCAATTATCTCAAACCCGTTTAACTGTGCAAAATCTAACACGTTCTTATACAGGGTTGGGATTTCTGCGTAAAGTTTATTGAGTCCTCTAAACATCAGAGATTGCTCACCAAACTTTCTTGCGTATTCCTTTCTAAACTCGGGTAGCACCTGAACATGGCACTCATTACCGTCTTTATACGTATGATACACCATTAATGCGACTATTTCACCACCCACAAAACCGCCTACGTATTTGTAATCATCGTTTACCGGTGGGCTAAACTTTTCTGCCGGTGGGCAGTTGTCACTAGTAATCGAATCATAGATTTCTGGATGGCACAGAATTTCTTTTATTTCGTCAATATCGGTGGTTTCTTTAACTATCATTGAACAACAGTACCCGTAATATTTACATTTATAGAGTCGTTAGCGCTCGCCTTCGCCTGTATAACTCCGCCAGTAACAAGCGCTTGCCCAATCATTGCAGGTGCTAAGTTGTTACTTTCAGCCCTTACATTTTGACTTGTTATCACTTCATTTAACTCGCTAGCCGAACCAGTCTGAACTAGCCTAATGCTGAACGTTTGACTTTGCGTTGAGTAGTTGTTAAAAACTGCTGCATCAATGCCAACATAGTTAGCAGGCGATACTACTGTGTATATGTTTATCCATTCAGTCGTTAGCGACCTATTAAAAACGAGAGGCTGTAAAGGAGTTGACGCCATTAGTATTCCCCTGGCTCTATATAGTTGATGAATGAGCGTATAACACCTTGGTTGCCGACGTCGCCACTGGTGATAACTTCCACCAGCGCTTCGCTATTTGCTGGTATAACTAACTTTCTACCGTCTGCAAAAAACGTCTGATTAACACCTGTTAGTGTCTCCGTGTTTCCTGATGTATCTTTGAAATACTGAAGGAAGGAAACTATAAAATCAGGGTTACCAGTTACAGTCCCCATAACAGGGTCGTTAATTAAATCATACTGAGGCTCTTTGTTTATAAATTCAGCGTTTAGCGGCTTACCCGACTTCACTGCTGTGCCGCCTGTATAACTCCAGTCGTTATCATCCGAGGCGTCAATGTAGATTCTTGATGATACGGTATATTCACCATCAACTATGCTGCTGTAGTCAATGTCTGATAATACGCTTTCGATTATTAGCGGAACCGCACCAGTCTTAATGACTCGGTAAATTGTCTCAGGGACAGTGCTAGTTCGAGATAGATACCCGCTGAAGTAGTCGCCAATCATTATCTTTTGATCGACATAATCAGTGCCTTGATCTTCAACTTCAACCGGTAGCGGGTTTGGTAATACGTTATTAGCCATTTATATTGATATCCATGTTGAACCATTAAAAATTAAGTGTATAGAGTAAAGCGGAACATTTATATTTAAGTCATTAACTCCATCAATACTGCCTAAAACTATAACCTCTTCGCCGCGTCTTTTGATGTGAACCTCATCACCCTCAACAGCTTGCGTATCAAGCGTTACATTGATTGATAATGTGTTAGTACAGTCTAATATCTGATTACCGCTAGTCTCTATATTGGTCGTAACGCTAACTATTTCAAACTCTTTAAGCTCTATCGAGTTTATTCGCGCTGCATTCCTGCTAACCCTTGAGTTTGTACTCGTCGAACCCTCTTCCAGACTTGATATAAAGTCATCATCACCGCCGGTCCTTCTACGCAATTGGAATAGTTGAGTTTGTATACCTCTAAAGTAGTCAGCTACTATTGGGTCTTTTAATAGCGCAATCGGTATTGAGTTCTGCGGTGGTGGGTTTACATTATTAGCCATTATCTACCCGCCAGCCTTAAATCTACAGAGCCGTTATAAATGTAATACGGTACAGGGTCGGAAGTTGTCAGCCTCATGCACATCTCATAAAACGTATGCAGGCCAAAGTATTCAACCCTAATCATAGTTTCACCTAATCGACCAACCCGTGCGAACTTGCCATGCTTCCAAGTTTTACCGCCGTCTAGTGAAATCTCAATCATAATCTGAGGATTTTCACCTTGACCATTAATTAGCCCAATACCCGTTTCCATTATCAATTCAATGCGCGACATTTGAACGCGTGAACCTCGAACGCCTAAAGTGTTTCCGTCGACCGTGCCTGTAACTCGTCTGCGCTGGAATACTTCACCGTTTAGCGTGTAATTATTAAAGTCTAATTCGTACAAGTCACCCGTTATGGCGTCTGCTAGTATATTCTTGCCGTAAATCCACTGTAGCGATGAGCAAGGGTAAATACTTCCATCTGTGCCACTTGCTAGTTGAAACCATCCATCAGCCTGTAGTGACTCATTCATTACCCATGTTTTACCCTCGGAAGGAAAAGTAATGGCGTAAAAGTTCTGGCCCTGTATTGTAAAAGTAAAACCTACAGCGTCATCAACCTTTGAGTAAGTTTGCATCTCTGCCGCAATCGCTAGATTGGTAACCTCGATAATAGTGCCGCCGTTAGCAAGATATACACGCCTGTCATCACCAAGCCAATACATAGCATTATCAGTTTGAGCTGGAGAGTGTATAGCAGCTAGACCGACTTGAAATATCTGACCTTCTAAGCGCTCAATTGGTGGCCTTCCGGAGCCTGAGAAATACCATACTTCTATTGTTCTTTCTCCCATGCGGTAGATAGATTGCTTAAAAACGTAATCTCTAACCAAATCGTCAGGGTCTGACTCTGCGCCGATAATGTCTAATCCACTTGCCGTTGTTCCGTCCCCCGTAGTGGATACGGTTGTAAACTTGTCTTTAGTGTAAAGGAAGGTGTTATTAATAAAGGCTACTGACTTAGCGCCATTTATATTAACGTCTGTCACCTGTGCAACTGTTGAGCCGTTATAAACCCAAACCTTAAGCTCTGACACGATGAATAAGTTTTCGCCATCGTCAGCCATAATAGCCCTGCCACTGCCAGGTATCGATCCGACTTCAGTATGAACGCCGTTAATGTCAACTCTGTACAGTGTGGTGTCAGCTACACGATAAAGCACTTCAGCCATCTCGTGAACGCCTCGGTCTTTACCCTCTCCCACGCCAAATAAGGTCAATCCAGGGAATGACATTAGAGTAAATTGGTCTTTACCGCCCTTATTCACCTCTTGATAGAAGTTTCTAGTCTCTTGAGAGGATAGAGGTCTTGATATGCTTGGATATGAAGCGCCAGTAATCTCGACAGGCACGGTCGTAAAACTCATGGCGTCATACCCCTGTCAAGAGTAAGCGTAGGTGCTGCGCCGTAACGTGCTTTCTTAGCTGATTTATTAGCACCCTTTAGCGCCGCAAAGAATTTAGCTGTATATTTTGCCTCTTGAGCTTCATCAATAGTTAATGCGAATAACTGAGCTAGTGCGCCGAATAGATATAAAGATGGATGAGCGTCAAGAATTTCATTAGTCTGGTTCTCATCTGATAGCGGCGTGGCCTTTCTGTAATACTGCATTTCTAGCTCGTATTCAGAATCGGGCACTCTATCTAGCTGCAACTCAGTGCCGATAATAGTAAAGAATCTTGGTTGACCTGTTGACGGGTTTTTATACATAGCTTCAGGTGCTTGATATCTTAATTCGCCATGACCGCTACCAAGTACAATTCTAGCTGAGCGCATATATTCAAAATCGTCGGGTAACGCTAGGTATTGACCGCCAGTAGCCGATGTTGATGTGAACTCTAATGTGAGTAAGCGTAAAGGCTCAACCTCGTTTGCATACATGTAGTTTTCAGCTAACAAGATGAAATCAGGGATTGACTCATATTGGTCATCGCGCTGCGACCACTTAACAATTTCTTTTACTAGGTCGTCATAGTTAGCTAAAGCCATTTTACACCCTGCCTTGTTTCGTTCTTAGTTTTGACCACTCGCTAGAATTAATCTTAGCGATAAGGAATGATCTGTTGTTCGTGCTTAGCGGGTCAGTGTCGTGCGCCCCTTTTGCTTTTAGTTCTTCTCGCCACATATCCACAACGATTAGCGGGACAGAGGCGACCTTGTGCATGTCACCTTTCCAGTTACCATCTATATTACCATTTAATTCGCGTGTATTCGCGTCAAAAATAGCAGAGGTGTCCTGCGTTTTTTGGATGACAGCCTTGCCTTTCCCTGTACTGTGGAATATCTCACGAGTTTGAGAGAAGTTGTTAACGTCGAATAATCTAGCCATTTAATCACCTTGGATGAAGGGGCCGAAGCCCCTATAATTACTTTTTCGGCGCTTCTACTTTCTTAACGCAACCATTCTCTTGCGCGAATTCAAGTTCTTTACCAGAAAGCTCGACCTCAGCGCCTTTATTGCGCTGAGGCTTGTCCTTTTCGTTTGAGCGGAAACTTTTAATTACTGTATATGTAGCCATTTTAATTCACCTTGTTGATTTAATGAGGGCCGAAGCCCCTATAATTATACGACTGTTAAATCTGCAACGATACCGCTAGATTTAGCATTCTTAGCTTCTAGTGTGTATTCAGAAAGCAATAACACGCGGTCACTATCACCGATTTTCGCAAGAGGAGTTTCTTGGAAGTTACTGATAGTAGACAAGCACCACATATCCATTTGAGCAATAAATAGTTCATCTTGCTCCATGAATCGGTTAGGCACTACAGCTAACGAGCCGAAGTCAGAAACGTAGATATCAATCGCAGTATTTACGCGAGAAGCATCACCGTTAACGTTACGCTGCGCAGGACCAGAAGCGCCACCACCAACAAAGCTTGAGAATGCTTGCTTGTTGAATGAGCCAGCCATGATCATGTCAGGGTTTCCGCCTTCATCCCAGATGCTTGCAAGAACTACTTTCAAGTCAGCCTCATCTAATGGTCGTGGCGTACCAGCTGTACGAGCGTCAGAGCCATCACCTTGAGGAGCTACACCGCCGCCACCCATGTTTAGGTTATCTGCAACCCATGAGCCAACACCTGCCAACTCACGCGCTATAACTTCAGAGCCTGCAACTTTAGCTTTGTTAGCTAATAGAGCTGTTTCTTGGTCACGCTTAAGCTCTTTACTCATCTTCATGACTTGGTAGTCCATCTCATCACCACGACCAGCAGAGTCAATTTGACGCTGTGTACGTGATACTTGAGGAGTCTTGCTAGAAATCTGAGTGTAGTTACCCAAGCGAGTGGTAGGGGTAGAGATAGTGGTAGTAGCGTTCGCGCCTTCAATCTGCGCGTTGTTACCTGCACTAGCTAAACTGTCTGTTTGCCACTCGTGGTTAGTTGCTGTTGCTGTATCCTTGGCAATGCCAGATACAAATGGAGTGTCCATTGGAGAAATATCATAAATCATATTCGCCAAATCTTCGCGGTTACCAATCGCGTCATAGGTACTATATACGTCAGCCATTTTAATTCACCTTAACTGTTTAATTGTCGTTTGAGTTTTCGTAACTTAACAAAATCTTCAGGGCGTCCAGTCTTTCTAACTAGCGCTTCCTGCTTCTTAATTTCGTCAGTAATATTTGGTTTTGCTGCCTGTTTAGGGCGTGTACTTACCGGGGCTTTGCGGACTTTCTTCTCGATAACTGCTGTCTTGTTTTTCAGCGCTCGATATTTAGCCGCATCTAGCATAGTTTCGTAATGATGCGCTTGCATGTTTGGAATTTCGCTATTTGCGTAACCCATTGATTGTGCGTATTCATTCATCATCTGCATGTCTTTGGTAAACTGTTCTGTCTGCTTGCCACCGTCAATCCATTCAGGATGCTTTGTGAATAGCTCATTACTAACCGCTTGAACATCAACTTTGTTAACAGGCTGCTTAGCTTTCAATAAATCCTTTCGCTTGTTCTGCTTCTCAATATAGTCAATGTATTTCTCTGGTTCGTACTCGCGCAATTCTGCAATTTCTTCAGGTGTTTTTGTATCTTCTTCAATCATCGCCTCAATTGTTGCTAGCTTGTCATTGAGGGTTTGCTGCTTAGATGCAAATTCAGCCTGCTGAGCTTCGACCGCCTTTCGGCTATCCGATAACTCTTGCGTTTTGCGCGTATAATCCGCTTGCATTAAGTGGCCTTGCTCCCACATTTCAACGTCTTTGAGGTTTATTTCACGCCCTTTATATTCGACGTAAAGGTCCTCATCATCGTTGTCCGTGGTTTCATCTTCACTTAATTCAATGCTGGATTCTTCAGCTTCCTCGGTTACTTCCTCGGCTGGCGCTTCGGATTCTATGTGAATTGCTGGAGTATCTTCCGACACGTCAACAGCTTCAGGCTCTGCGGTTGGCTCTGCAACAGGCTCCGCATCACGAGAGGCTTTCATTTTACTTAATACTTCGGTTTCACTTACACTTTCTTGAAATTGAAACATTTGTTGAGTCCTTATTGGTTATTCAACGTCTTAATAATTGTTTGCTTTTCTCTAATAAAGACAGCGTTTGCTGCGCCTTATCGCCTTGCTTAACTATGCTTTCAAACTTCCCTTCAAACTGCTTGAGTAATTGCATTCTTTGCCATAATTCATGGCGCTCATCTTCAGCCTTTAGCTTTGTGTCCTCAAACGAGGTAAACATTGCCGCTTTCATAGCTGTAATAGCTTCAAGGTAAAGAGGGTTATTTAATAGCTCTTTAGCTCTATCAGCGCGGGTGATGTCAATGTGCGCTTCTCTTGCTTCTTCTTCTGGCGTCTTCAAACTGTGCTCCCCGGTACGTCAGTATTATATTTCAGCTCTAGCTCTGTAAGCTTCGCCGCCATATCTTCTTGGAACTGCCTATTTTCTTGAGCCATCGTCGCGTTAAATTGATTCTGGTCCTGAATGGCTTGAAGCATCTTAACTTCGTTATCACCTTTAGCTTTAACTAGTGTCGCCTGTGCTTTAATCTGCTCGCTCTCAGCAAGAGGGTTTTGCATTTGCTGCATCTGCTCTTGAAGTTGTAGCACCATTCTATTCAACTGCTCGTTTTCAGCCTTAAGCGTTTCTGCTGGCTCTTCAGGGTTGTTAAAGAATTCCTGTACACTTGGCAAGCCTAGGCCGTCTACCATTCGTTTGAGCGTGTTGTATAAGTCAGCTTCATCCGACAATGTTGAGCCTGATTGAATCAGCTGAGTTTGAATTGCGTAAATACCTTGCAGGCTAGTAACTAGCTTTTCGTTATTACCTGCGCCTAAGCCTACGTTTGTACTAATATGATGGTCATACTTCCAGCCTTTAGGGTTGACAGTCATTGCCTTACCTAAAACTCTAAACTCTGACGGCGTATTCTGGTATCTAGATGCGAGCCATGCGATACCCTCGTAAAGCTTTCTGAATCCAGTTTCTGCATAGTTTCTAGCGATAAGCTCAATCTTTGCGTCACTTGAATCTTTAACGCCTTCAAATCGTGTTGCAGTCTCTTTGCCTACTTTATCAGCGTCTAAGCCTTGGTTAGCCATTAATGAGCCGGTTGTTTGCGCTCTTGCGTGGTCAACGTATTGGATTACTTGTAGCGCTTTATCCCCAATGTAAGGGATTTGCAGAGGCATAACGGCTTGCTGTGGGAGGATGTTTGTATCATCTTCCATTCGTACGATACCGTTTGTTCTGACCGTCAACATATCATCTAGATCAACGTGAGGATGCACAACGTTACGCGGATTGTTAACCATGTAAATATTGTCGTTAACACCACGGACTAAAGCAGTCTTTTGTAGTTGTGTTGAGTAGGTTATTTCAGCTCGACTTCTACCGATAGCCTTATGAGGCATTAGCACTGCTGATAATGAAGCGTATGGAATGTGATTAAAATACTCGTTCACCAATACGACATTACCGCTAATCATTACATGTCGGCGCTCCGCTATTCCGTCACCGTCGAAGTCAACTTTTACATATAAGTCTTCAAGCTCTACGTATTGAGATGCCCATTCATTAATTGTTGATTCAACAAATGCGCCGCCTTCGTCTTGATTGCGAATGTATGAAAGGTTTGAATCTCTACGCTCTTTATCGTCAACTGTTGGTAGCTTGTCGATTAGCTCTCGCGGGAATCCCTCAGCAACTAACTGCCCTCTGGTCTTTCTGACTCTATCACCAACAAGTTCAGCTTCTTCTAATGATTCGGCGTTACGTGTAATCAGGAATGATTCAGGCGGAATATTGATAATCTTAATTCGCTCAGTTTCACGAGTTACACGAAACTTAATATCAAACGGCTGGCCTTCTTCGGACTCGCTACGCTCAGTTACTTCAACTTTAACCTTATCGACTTTAGCGCCCTTCAAGCTTTCAATGATTTGCTCTAGCTCGAATTGATCTACGCCTTCATACTCTACTTCCTCGACGGCCTTTTCTTCGTCAATGAAGTATTTAACAACGCCGTTCTTTTGAATCTCAGCGTCTTTAAGCCAGTCGTGAATAATCTTGAATGATTCAGGCTGATTGCGAACAACCCAATTTACATATTTGGTTTTCTCTGACGCTTCTTCAATCTCAACTTCATTATCTGTTTGAGGGTTGAATGTAATAATATCGCCAGAGCCAAGAAATACACGGACGAGTGAAGGCATGTCAGCCTCAACTACATCAGCAATGTCTGTTGATACTACGCTAGATTGATTTGGGGGAGCTTGGAAGTCGCCAGTCTTCTCACCAAGATAAGCGCTAAGGTACTTTGCATTTTCTCTTGAAAACTCACCAGAGTAGATTGCAGCCTGCTCCACGCCTTCTGATAACAAGCTGATTAGTTCTGAATCTGACATTTTTGGCATTGGTAAGAATTCCTTGCATTAATAGTGCTTATTATATCTACATTGGCTAAACGGCATAAGACGTTGCTAATAGTTAAACTTATGTACTACAATGCGGGTATAAACAATCAAATGTTATACGAGGAGTTAAACATGCAGCTAGGAAAAGCCATAAGAGTAATGATGGCTAGAAAGAACATAAGCCAAGCTAAGCTAGCTAAGGCTGTAGAGGTCACAAGACCTTATATGTGCAGTGTATGCAATGAGAATAGAACGC